AGTCATCAACACCGTCAAACCTTGTGGATTTTGTGTTTTCAAAAGGTGCTGTGCCACCCCCCTTTGCGCCACCGCCACCACCTATTGCATTGGATATTGAAATTTGCATACTACACTTCTATTTTTTCTAAATGCTTCTCTAACATTTTTAAAGTTGGCAAGCCATCATCAGTTTTTAAGAACGTTGCAACCGCATAATTCTTTTCCTCACCGATAGGAAGTGTCAACAATTTTGTCTTGTTGTTAGGAAGGTTAATATAAACATCTCTATTCTTGTTGCGTAAACGAAGAATAGTTTCGTCAAAACATCTAGCAATAGTATCCTGGACAGAAAGGTTTGGATCTTGAATAGCAATCAAGAAGTCTTCAGGATAGTTTCTAGCGTAAACTAAAACGTCCCTTTTAATTTCAACAGTGCTAATCGTATCTACATTTAAACCTAACTGCACTCGTGCAATACTAAGCATCATGTCTAAACTTAATTCTTTTGCTTTTATTAAAGCGTCTACCTCCATGCTTAAAATCTCAACATCTTCTTTTGCATCTTTCTCGTTGTCTAATAAACTAAATGATTTATTAAATCCGGGATGATACATTAAAAATTGCTGTAATGCTGGATTTGTTTTTGGAACAACTAAAGAACCATCTTGAAATACAATAGGCTCTAATACTAATTGGCCATCTTGCTCATCCTCAAAAGGAGACTTTTGATTTTTTGCATAACGCAAGGCTCTATTCTGAGAGCCATCCCAATGCATGAGAGGATTGCTTGAAGTATTTCTAGAGTTTAACATCCAAGTTAACGGAGGGTTTTTTTGATTTAAGACAAATATCATGTCTTTTGGTGTGGTATTATTTTTTTTCATTTCGATTTAATTAAAGTTAAAAAAAAGGGGAGGCGAACCTCCCCTGATTTGGTTTTATATTATCCTTGGAATAATACAAAGTTGTTTGCTCCCATGACACAAACAGCTCTCTCAGATAGGAAGTTAACTTCCATTGCATCTAGAGAAGATGTTCTTGCACCACCAGCAGAACCAGTAATCCAAGTTTTGTATCGTCTGTCCTCAGTCTGAGAAGCTCGGTAACGAACGTGAAGGAATGGACGCTTTGCGTTCTTTCCTAATACTTGATCGTAAACGCTAGTTGAACCAGCAGGAACTAAAAGTCCGCTTATTTTTCCAGCCACTAGACCACCACGCATTGTAGGGTCGTTCAAGTATTTCCAATCCGTTTTGTAGAAGTCGTAACCTCTTCGGAATCCTGTGAATCCTAGGTTAAGTGCCATCTCTTCGTCATTGTCAAACAATCCAAAAGATGTACCACCTGCTCCATAAGAGTTCTGAGCAGCAAGCATATCATCAATTGCAAAACCGAAATCTCTATTTAAAAAGATTGCGTTTTCTTCAATTGCACCTTGCTTGTCAAGTCGTGAAATGATAGCATCAAAATCTGCTAATGCTACAGGGAAACCACCGTTCCAAACATTTCCTCTTTGACCAACTGCGTGGAAAATACCTTCAGAACCTAAGAATCCAAGGTTTGCTGCACCACCTGCTGCACCACCTTCTGCTGGAACTGCTTCTATCATTGCAGTCTCAAGCATATCATCGAAACGTAATCTTGTTTCATGCTCAGACTTCAAGTACCATAGGTATCCATTTGCACCATTCTCAGTTGTAACTTCAACCCATCCAATCTGAGCCATGTCAGAACCATTGACAGCATATGTGTCTTTAAGGATAATAGGGTTGTTAGAAAGGATTAAGTCATCAGCCTCTAATGAACCTGACATTCCAGCAGTTCCTTTTTTAAATTCAGAACCATAAATCCAAACAGTAACATTTGTTGCTGCCGCAAATGTTTGACCACCTGCTTCGTAATAAGCAACATCAAAAGTTCGAGGACTTGCAGTGTTATCAACCGCTGTTACAATTGCCTTGTTGGAAAATGTTGATGCAGCAGTTTGGTCAGACAACATAACTGTTTGACCAACACGAATTGCAAGACCACCAGTACCTGGGTTCAACTGAGCGTTAGGTACAGTAATAGTTGCTGTATCTGATGCAGCAGCTTGTGCAGAAGTACAATCCTCATACTTAGTATGTAAACGCCCTTGTTCTGCCCATTTGATGAGGTCAGAGTTGGATGGCATCTCTGCGCCAACCATTCTTAAAAATCCAGAGATGGTACGATTACCATATCTCTCAAACTCCTTCTCGTAAGTATCTGGAAGATACTGATTCAAGAAGTCAAAGTTTGTAATGTAATTGGTAGACAATGCTACCTGTTCTGCTGATGGTTGCAACGCAACGCCACCAGCGACTAAACTTCCAGCCATTTTTTTAAATGCCTCCTATTTTATTCAGAGGACTTTGTTAATTGTTTTTTTTCGATCTAATTTTAAGACCTCGGCCCGATGTCGAACTAAGTGCCTTAATTTGCGTCCCCCCTTTATTGGAAACCTCTGGTGTGGATCGTACAGAATTGAAGTTTATATTCTTAGACTTCTTTGCAGATTCCGTAACCGTATCGGCTTTCCCTTGCTCATAAAAAAATTGAGCAAACTTTTCAGGGTTCATTGCAATCGATAATGCTCGATGATATCCTTTGGCATCCTTCATCATTCCCGACTCATCTAGAAACTTATTTATAAAGTTGTTTACATCTAGTTGACTCTTCTTTAACTCAGACTTATCACCAGGCGAGAATGTTATTTGCTGTTCTCCAATCTTGAAATCAAAACCTTTGAATTCATCGTTGAACACCTCCTCGGTTTTATTTACAAACCACTTTGACTTTCTCTCTAGCTCCTCTTGATACGTCTTAGCATCATCTATATATTTCTTGTAAGCATCAAATTCTTCTTGGTTTTCCACAGATGCCGACTCAGGATTAGACTCTAATCGAGTGGAGTATTTCTGCTTATATTCCTCAAAGAAATCTTTAGCTTTTGCAAGCTCCTTTTTCTTAGCGATATTTTTTTTCTTTATGACATCATCTTCGTCATACTCTTCATCATAACCAAACTTATCTTTGATGAGGTAACTAATGTCTTCACCATCTAATTCCTTTTCAGTCTGACGATAATACTCTGCTAAGAGTTGGTCTGGCTCAAGGTCATCATAATTTTTGTTAGCATTAACAAAATCATTCAAACCTCTACCAGTTTCTTTTTTAAATTTAAGATAGGTAGCAACATCTTCAGGTAACTCTTCATTCTCTTGGCGAGCCTCAGCGAGTTCATCTAATGATGTTATCTCTCTACCATATCTTTTTCCTATATATGAAAGAACGTCTTCCTCTTTTAACTCCGAGGCTTGAGTTTGTGCTTCGCCTTCCGGCTGTACACTTTCTTGCTCTTGCGTGGAGGCGGCACTCGGAGGGCTTGATTCATTTCCTGATTCGTTACCATTACCTCCTTCAAGTTGCTCTTCATGTTTTTGAAGTAATTCTTGTTCAACTTCTTGAACTGATTTTTCTCCTTGATCCTCTACTGCTCTTACTTTAATTTCCATTTAATTATATTTTTACAAAGTTACAATAAAAAATTTATCCCTATCTAGGGTTAAATTCAGCAAAGTCAAAGCCATCTAACGAATCTTCATTGGATTCAAAATCAATAGGCGGTAAGTCTTTTTTACGCTGATCTATTAATTTAGACTGCTGAGTGTTTTGCTGACTAATACGCTGTGACTTAGCATCTTCACGCTGAATCTCTCTATCCGCCAATCCACTTTGTTCTACACCTTTAATCTGCATATTTAAGTTAAATTCTTTCTCCATCAATGCAAACTTCAATTGAGCTTCCTGCTGCATCTTATCAATCTCAAATGCAATCTCCGCTTGTTTGATTTGCATCTTAGACTGAGTCTCTGCTTCTAACTTTTGCATAGCAGTTTGTGCCGCCATCTGTTGTGACTGCATATTAATCTCTGCTTGTTGCTGCTGTTGTTGCATCGCCATCTGCTGATCCTTCTCAGCCTTTTGTGTACGCTTAACTTTTAACAATTGATTTGCTAACTTAATGTTTCTAAGCTCACGAATATCTATAGCGTCTTCTAAGTTTATATCCCCCTTAGATAAAGCCATCTGAATATTCTCTTCTAACTTTTGCTTTTGCTCCTCATCAGGTGCAACATCGATAAATACTCCGAAGTCATAGATGTACAAATCTTTAATCTCATCTAGTATACCAACATTATATTTCCCAATTTGCATTGCAAACTCATCTTTAAAATCTGCATACTCCAATAAATCAGAAATCCTACAAGAAAGTCCTTCGGCAATTGTGCGTGTAATATAAAGACTAGCATCTAAGATATGTCTAGTTGCAGTATTAGAATTTAATGCGGCTAACTTTTGTACACCAACTAAAGAATTTGGATCAGGTGTAGAGCCATCTCTTGCTTCATTCAATCCTGTAACTGAACGAATCATATCTAAGTAGTGATTGTAGTTACCAATCAATGCTCCCATTTTAGCTTGTCCTGAATTAGCAGTAAGCTGAGTGATAGGCACTTTGGCTTGGTTGTAATCACCATCTTGAGTATAACTCCTACCAATAACACTACCTGTTTGAAAATACATTCTGAGTGCATCTTCAGGATTATAGGCTTGACCTGTTCCAAGGTCTACTTCATTAAGGCCATCTGCATCTATAAACACTCCATCGGGTACAATTTTAGAAACTACCTGTTGAAGTTTTAAATGTGTAATTTGAATAAGGTCGGCAAAAGGAATCATCCTCCTAACCAATGATTCAATATTTCCTTTGTACATTCTAGGGGCGCACGCCACATAGCTAGGCATAGCATATTGACTAGCAGACTTTGGACGAACCATATTCTCCATCATCTCCCACCTCAATATTATATTTGTACCCATCACCATGATACCCTCGTACCAAACCTCTATCTTCTTTTCAACCTTTTCAAACCTACCCTCTTCCATCATTTCAGCGGGTGGATTAAATTGGTCATCCTTTTCAATTACCTTGTACCCACCAGACTCAAGCCTTTTCTTTTTGTGAGTAAAAGTATTTGTAGTTTTATAGTTGAAGTATAATAACGTACAAGAATCTCTATAGAATATATCGTTCTGATACTGTTGAGCAACATTGTAATAGTCATACCATGATTGGCTATAACTACTAACCTCTTTCATTTGCTCATTGGTAATGTCAGGATTAATCTTTACCAGCTCTGTGATTGGAACAGTCTTTACTTCTCCCCAATAAAAACAATCTTTAAAATGAGGGTCTTCAGTATAACTATATACAATGTTAGCAGGGTCTACATATTCAACTTGAATACCTTGACCAGGTAAAAACTGATGCTTGGTACATCCTATACCAAGTACTGTAAGGTCATAGTCAACTCTCTTACGAACATCTTGATAATGATTCTCCTCTAACACAGTATTGATAGCTTCTTCTTCTGCTATTTCTATACCTGGTTTATAATTCAGTTGCATATATAATGACAGTTCTTGGTCATTAGTTGGAAGCTCTTGTGGATCGGTCATAAAAGGATCAACCCCAAAGTCTTTACTTATTTGTTCTAGTACAGGACGGGCAACCATATCTGCCTCAATCATGTCTTGATATTGTGAACGCTTTTCTGCCGATAAGGCATCTTGAGAATATGCACGAACATGGAATAGTCTATCTGACATTCCATTCACAACAATGTCTACAAATTTTGGAAGTATAGGAACCGGTGTCCAGTCTAAATTAATATAAGACAAATCACCATCGATGGCAATTTCATTCTTATACTTTGCGATGGATTGTTCTCCTCTCGCATACAATCTTAATCTATTAAACTCTGCCCATTGGCTATAGAATCTACAGTTAGTTCCATCTTTCTTAAACCACTCGTACTGAATGGCTTGACCAATTTGTAAACCGAACTCATCGGTTTTCTTTTCAGCGTCTGAAACAAACTGGCTTGGGAATCCTGTAGGCGATATGTTTATCGTTACCTCTCTCATTTACTTCCTTAATTCACTTATAGAACCTGTGTTACTATACCTTGCAAAGTTAATACTTATTTTTGACTCTGATTTTTGTGGTGTGTATATATGTTTTTGACACGCCATAATCGCCAACCCCGAACTTATTGTGGCATCAAACTTTGTTCTATTGTTTATGTTAAACTTTGCCCAATCCTCTAACGTCCTAGTAAAATACATAGAACCCATTTCATCTGAATCTCTATATGTTGACTCCATATCTATTCCGACATACTTCTCAATGTAAGACTCTATAGCTGTGGCGTGAGCCTGCTTTACATCTTCACTAGAGTTTGGTATACCTCCTAATTCTTTTTCTGTTTTTGAAAGCTTAGATATATGTTTGTCTGGCCTATTGATACTAAATCCTCTGTACCCTCTGTTTTTAAAATGATATAATAGCCTAGGCTTGTTGTTCTCTACAAGTATAGGCATACCATAAAAGATACAGGCCATTAATACTTCTTCAAAAAATATCTCAGCAGTCTGAGGTCGAGCAATATACTGTAAGAAGAACTCATTTGTAGGAGCATCGTCCATGTGAAACTTTGTCAATCCATGAAGCGCACCATTAGAAGCACCACCACCAACTGTTCCGGATATATCATAGGAGTCACATCCAAACGCACCGATGTGTTCATTACCCGGAAGTTTTCTTCCACCCTTTGTTATAATGTTGTTTTGTAACCCTACACTAGGCAACCAAGAGACTAAAAACCTGCCACGATTGTCAGGAGTCCACACGACTTTAGTATCCTTCTCTCCATTTAACCACTTGAATGTTCCTCTAGTTAAGAACTGCTGCTTTATTAAACTTTCATTGTAATCTATCTGAGCATATATCTTTGTAAGATTAAACAATGATTGCTTGCTCTCATCTCTGAATGCGTGAGATTCATTTCTAGGAAACTGACGATAGTATTCATTTAATGCATCAGGATCTGACTTTAAAGAATCAACCTCATTCTCCCAATAATCTATTGCACCTATATCAATTAACATATCATCAATACCTTGAATAGGTTTCTCGGGAGTTTTTAATACTGGATTACCATACTTGTCTATAAATCCTTCCATATTCCATTCCATTGGAATAAACAAACTATATAGACCACTCTTGGTTTGCCCGTTGGCATTTCTATTTTTTACATTGGAATCATTGTATAGGCTTTTAAAGTTGCCACCCCCTTTGTCTAACGCATTTGAAGTTGAACCCATCATACACTTACCAATAACTTTGCTTCCCAACCTTAAACAAGTTTTTGTTACACGCCAATTGTTTAATATATTATCAGGCTTATCCCACTTACCACTCTCATCGTGAATTAATAGTTGTAGTTTCTCACCATCATAACTGTTATCAGAAGTATTCTTCCAGTCAATAGTTGTGTCTAGTCCCTCCATATCATTTTCATCTATGGTAGACATATTCTTTTTTGTAATCTTAGATGCTGGTATTCTATATGCTAATTCAGTTTTTGGTTTGTCCATACCATCTTGTATGGGTTTAAAAAAGAATGGATAGTTGTTTGATATAGGAACAACCTTGTCGGTAAACATTTTTTTAGCATCAGCTCCAGTCTTAGACAAGATGCCTATACGAGCATCTTTTGCTAGAGTACCTATGTTGGTGCATTCTTCAGATGCCATAAATGAAAATCCTGAACGTCTTATCTTTAGATAACAGATTCCAAATGATCTATGGTCAGCCTTACACGCCTCCCAAAATATGTAAAAAATTCTATTGGCTTCCCGGAAGTCAGGATATCCCACATCAATTTTTGTCCACTGTAAATACATATAATGAGACCCAGTGATATAAGTAGGCTCACCATTACGCATAAACCAATGACCATACTCTCTACGATCAAACTCTGTCTCAATATAATCTACCCATAAGTTTTTAAATGCTGAAGGCATTTCATTCCATTGGAATATCGATTTTATTTTAGACAACTGCTTTGGATAGTCTTGCCTCTCCCAATATTGGTCACCCTTTACCTTGCTTCTTGATGTTGGATTAGATGGAACTTTTGGAAGTGCTACAAGCAGACCACTAATGTTGTATATCGGGCCTATCTCTCCAGTCTTTGATATTACGACAATGTCATATTTGTGATTGTAACCATAGAGCCAAGACTTTAATCTGTTCTTATTCTTTAGAACAGTAGTAGGTATTACATCGAACACCTCTTTATATATGCTATTTAGCTCGTCTTTCTGCAAATCCTTGTTTGGAGTCCACTACTTTATCTACTCCTTTCTTTAACAACTCTCGTTCTCCTTCAATTCTTGTGAGTATTTCAAACGCATCGAATATCGCTAACTTTTTTGTAGCAGCAGCATTCTTTAATCTATCTGCTGCAAGCTCATCATCGGGATCGGGTTTTATAATATCTTCCTTAGCAACTTTTATCAATTGCTTTACCGCCCTTTCACCAGCGTCTATGATTTGTTTTTTTAATTCATCTACATTCATGTCTTCACACATATTGCGTGGTTGTACATCCGGTACAACTTTTCACCATCAATTTTAAATTCATACTCTGAATCAGGAACAAATCCTATCTCGTCTCCTTCGTTTACTCCCATTGAAGATAGAAATTTATTTCCATACTTCAACACACCAACAAGCTCTTCTTCTTTTATGGCTTTATCTATTGTGTATTTTTTTGGGGGTATAGGTTTTACAAAACAATATTTTTCTCTGCTTTTCCAAACTCCATTGTGAGAATGTGCAAAGTATTGATCTTCGTCAATTAAAAATAAATCTTCTTTAAAAAAACTTCTACCACTTCGCTCTCTACCTTGCATATCGTTATAAAACTTAAATGCATTGTGGTGAACTACTAAGGTGTCTCCAACTTGAATGTCTCCAGAATATCTTAGGGGCGTTTCAATTACTTCAGCAAATCTATTTGAAACAGTATGGTCTTCTTTTGATGATGAGGTTATAAAATCTACACCTCCTATTTTCTTTAGATTGTCGTAACGTCTACCCCCAATTGGCTTTACAATAAAGCAATGGGGTGATTTCATTATATTAAAAATTTATATTGTACTCTATAGATATTGGCATCGATGAACTGAACTCCTTCCAAAGAACAACCTCATTGTTTGCTTCTATCCAAATCTTTGTGTTTCCAAATTTCTCATCCACCTGAATCAAATGTATTGTATAGTTTCCTCCTAAGACAGATTGACCTAGCACATAATGCATGGCGGCCTTATAATCTGATCCTATAGAAACCTTTCGTATCATTTCATTTTTATGTTGTTATGTCTCCATAAGCATACCAAGTGTCAGTTGCTGTTTTTACAACGTGAGCCACCGAGTATTGAGCAGTAGTTTTGGTCTTGCCGCCTTCAGAGTAAAGAGTAACTCCTGCTGTTGGTGTGATAGTAACTTGTCCTGCGCCCTCTTGAATTATGGTGATTTTAGTTCCTATAATAAAAGCTGTTCCTGCGTTAGTAGGTATTCTTGCATCTGTAGCTGTAGCTGCTGTTGTAACAAGAACTCCTTCAGAATTTGAAAGAGTCAAGTTTATTGTAGTCAAAGGACTTGTAGTTACGGTAGACGTATTGTTCTGCCAAGTAACTTTTCCGCTTGCATCTGAAACAAGAATTTGCCTATTAGAACCTAATGTACTGGTAGAATCTTTAACTGCACCCTGTAAAAGAATTGTAGATGTCCCCTCAAAGGTGAACTGACCAACTTCAAATAGATAATTCCCTGAATGGGTTACATCACCTGTTATGTCAGGATCGCCTATCATAGTAATATTTCCTGTCAAAGCATAGTCTCCTGTTTGAGTAACATTACCCGTCTGAACAATATTCCCTACAAGATTTAAATTACCTGTAAGATTTATATCGTTCGTTGCAGTGTTACCTACAGCTAAAACTTGACTTAGGTTTTGATTAGTAAGTCCCGATCCAAAAACAAGTTGACCACTTGCATTACATACAAGCGTCTCACCATTGTTACCCAGGTTACCATTAAAATCTTTTACAGTACCTCCTAATGTAACAGCTCCTCCAGATTGAGTTATGTCTCCTGAAAGAATTATACTTTGAGTTGCAGTGTTTCCAGCATCAAGTACATTCTGCAATGTGATGTTAGATTGGAACAAAGTAAGAATGTCTCCTATTAAGAAGTTCTTTGTCTGATCTGCTGGAGAACCCCCAACATCTGTTCCAATTACTTTATCCGATATTGTTACCGGACTTATATTTGCATATGTACTTATCTTACCCATGGTTATTCTTTTTTAGTGACCTCTCCTGTTTGTAAATTTACAACGGAATCTTCACCATATTTTTTCATCAGTTTCTTTTCTACCTTTGAGAACTCATTTTGGATAACATCCATCCTCTCAAAAATACTTCGCTTTTGAAGTTCTAAATCTCCAATCGCTGATTTGTTTTTTGCAAACTCAGAATTTAATTCTTTAATCTGCGACAACTCATTGTCAGTTAATTTTGTCATTTAATTTAATTTTAACAAAGATAGGAATTATTTCTTTCTTGTCTTCTCTATGGTTCTGCCGCCAAAATATGCAGCTATAACTGTAAGTAAAAGTATCTCAAGTAAACTAACCCAATTATCTTCAACTTTAAAATCAAGCTTACCTGCATCGATAAAAATAAGTAACATGGTACAGAAAATTAAGAACATCAATACCAATGGGCGAACATTCTTTGACAACCAAGAATCTGAGGTCATGTCTGTCCTCCACCTCTCGGTGACATTCTTCTGCATATCAGCCTCAGCATTGATAAGTATCTCTGCCATTTCCTTTTCAAACTGTGCTTTCTCATCTTTGGTTCTAATGAACTTGTCTACAACCCCTCCGACCTGCTCAACAACTCCTGATCCTTTTCCAAATAGTCTTGATAATATTTCTTTCATTCTTTCTCGATTTTATTTATCATTTCAATGTGAGCCTTTGCAATACGATCTCTACCTTCCTCACTAAGTAAAAGTATCTTACACTCTCTCTCGTTTGTCATAAAAAAGTTCTCAGATAGTATAGCAGGCATAGCAGTGTGTATAAGAACATAGAAGTTTGACTCCTTGTCCACATCACCATCACTTGTGTCCTTACGCATATTGTAATTAGGAAACTCTTTCTCAACCTCTTTGTACAATACTGTTGCTATATGGTCTGACTGTGTTTCTCCCGGAGAAGTAAATACCTCCCAGCCATTTGCCGACTCATCACTAAATCCATTGGCGTGTATGCTTACATATATACAAGGCTTGTCTGACTCACGATAAACTTCGTTTGCCATCTTGACTCTTGTGGATAGTGGAACATCCTCATTGGTGTCAACCAAGTTTATGTACTCGATATTATTTTTATCACAATACTTTGCAATCCTATCTACAATAGATCGATTAAACTCACCCTCGAAGAGCTGAGTACCATCTGACCAAATAGGGCTACGCTTCCCGGCTGTTTGATATACGCCATTGATTATACCTCCATGACCATTATCAAGAATCCAAAGGTATTTTGAATTGCTCTTGATTTCTTGACCACAGCATCTACATACCTTTGCCATAATTTATTATTGAAGTTCATAGAGACGTTCTTCCATAATCTGAAGTTGTCCCTTAATCTCTGTGATTTCCTCCTTAATGAACGTAAGCTCGTTAGAGGTTTTTATTACTGCCTCCTTGACCTCTTGGTCTTGAGCAGGTAATGTCTTAGCTTCCTCGATCTGAGACTGAAGAGTGAAGTACATACTTACAAAAGTTCCTATTAACCCTGCAATAAAAATAAAGTTCCTTGGTGAAAGTTTTATTTTTGTATCCTCACTAATCGTTTCCATCTCTAACTATTTCATAATTTATTTTTATATCCACCGATGTGGTGAAATAGAATTTTACCACAACGCAACAATGTTTGTTGCTGTAGTTCCTGTTGCAAATACCTTTAGCACTTGAACCGGAATAAAACTGCCTGCAAGTATTCCTGTAAACACTACATCGTCACCACCAACAGTTTGTACCTTAACATCTCCTGCTACACCAACGTATAATACACATCCATTATTTCCAGTGCCATCTGCTGTTGATACACTAGGTATGGTTGCAGTGTCACTAGGAGTTACTGCCGCTGCTCTTTCTGCTTGTAATTTTTGATACGCCATTTCTTTTTTATTTTATCCCTGGGTAAGGTAGTTTTTTACTAGCGGCTTTAGCCTTCGCATTAGCCATTTTCTTATCTCGCAATGACATTTTATCTTGAGCCTCGGCAGCAGCTACTTTGGCATCTCTCTTGCCTTTATCTGCTCTAAACTTTTGCATTTTTGCAGCATATGCTTTCTCTTTTGCATCTACCACACCATCTTTGTTTCTATCTCTAGGATCAAATATGGATGGTGATAATGGGTTACTTAAATCTCTTTTTGCCATTTTTTTATTTTTTAAAAGGAAATACTCTATTCAAAGAATCTCTACGCTCGTCACACCCACAGTCTTCAACTCCTAATGCTTGAGAAACTTTATTTACAATTTTTTTAATACCTGTGGCCTTGGTAAACTTTTCAATGCTGTCACCTAAACCTCTACTAGGCTGACTAAATGTTTGCTTCTGCTTGTATGCCATTGCTATTTGTTTTATAATTTACCAAGAAGCTCCCGCGCCTCCCCATCCTCTATCTCGTTTATTTGGATTATTTTTTTTAATAACTCCTCGCTTCATTCCTGAACCAATTGGAGAAGAGGTATAATTTATTTTAGCTCTTTGTTTTTTATAACCACTTAACTTTTTAAGATAGTTTCTTTTTTCCTCAGCACTCATGCCTGGAGTTATCCCATATACTTTTTTACCGTTCTTTTTTTTCTTCTTTTTCTTATCATCACCAAAGGTAGGTGCTAATGGAAAATCCCTGTTGTGTGCCATTGCTATACATTTTTAAACATTAACTTGCTAAGGAACTTGTTCCAAGTCTTCTTACATTTCAATCCAAAGGAAATGATTTTATTTCCTAACCATACTAAAGCCTTCCCCATTACTTACGAATAAGCTTGCTTAAATGTTCTTTTACTTTTCCATCACGAATGCATTTCTGCTCATAAGACATTGAGTGATCTCCACCGTAAGCGTGACCGTAATCTTTTTTAGACATTGACTTAGACTCATCTCTACGAGACTTCATTGACTGAGACTTCTTTCCGTTCTTTGCTCCTAATGACTCATCGAGTCTTGCGTTATACCCTTGCATAGTTTATTTGTTTTTTGTTCTTGTTACTACTCTTCTTTTTTTAGGTGCAGCTTTTCTTGCTGCTACTCTTTTCTTTTTATCAGCCAATCTATCTGTTTTTCTTGCTGCTTTTTTTACAGGTCTATCTGCCTTTCTTTGCAATCTATCTGCCTTTCTTGCTGCCTTCTGAAGAGATGCCGTTGCTTTTGATTTTGTTCTTTCTGATTGCCGCTTAGACTTATTTACAGCTCGTGCTGCTTTTGCTTTCGCTTTTACCGCAGGTCTTTGTTCTTTTCTTTTTAATTTATCCGACAGTCTATCAGCCGCCATTTGACTTCTAACAGTCCCTGTACTTTTAAGCCTTTTAGACTTTACAACTTTTTTTGAAGTATCACCTTTTCTATTTACTTTAGTTGTTGTTTTAGTGTCATAGAAATCACTTCCTTCTTTATCTGTACGTTTAGACTTTTTAAGTGTTCCGTCCTTTTTGTATTTTTTCTTTTCTTTAGTGGTGACAGGCAGTATCCCACTAACCATCTTGTCATTGATTCGAACTTTTTGATTCTCTTTACCGGTTGAAGGTGTCACCCCTAAATTACCCCTTGTTTTAGAAACAGTTCTCTTTACAGAACCATCTTTTCTTTTAATAGTTTTTTTAACACCTTTTTGTGTAATAGAAAAGCTGTCCTTTTTAGGCTTTCTTACGTTTACAACCTCCTTTGTCTTTCTCTTAACCTTTTTTTTAGGTTTGTCGTCACCAAAGGTAGGGGATAACGGTTTAGATAAATCTCTTTTATATGCCATTGTTAAAATGTTTTTACAAATATACTAATATTTTCCTTGACGATTTTTTGGTGATGACTTAGTGCTTCCACCTTTCCCTGCCCATAGATTCTTACACGCCCAGTAGCGTGCAGTGAGCTTTGATTTTGCAGTGCCACATTTGTGGCGTGCCTTGAATGATTTGCGAGCTGCAGCAGAATAGTTGTGACCATAGCCTTTTGCACCAAAGTGAATAAGTTTCTCCTTGCCACCCTCACAGGCTTTCACCATTCTTTTCTTACCGGGTCTGTCTGATGAGACAACCCTGTTGCACTTCATTCTACTTTTATCAGCCATTACCTGGTGTATTGTTTTGTGACCTTGCCCGCAGGGGTATTGGACACCACCTGCTGCCCTTTACGACCAAATCTCTTTTTACGTTTAGCTGTAGCCGCACGCTCTGCCTTGGTCATACTCTGAGCCTTCTTTAATGGCAAGCATCTATCAGGGTTCTTTTTATTCTTGCTTGTACCGCAAGCACCCTTGATTGATCCGTCAGTTCCTATACGAACCCACTTCTGATCACGCCACTTTTTTAACTCGCCCATTAATAGCCAGTAGACTTAGTTTTTTTCTCCATGCCGTAACCTGGATTATTTTTTTTAGTACCACCATGCATTTTTGCATATTCATGTGCTTGAGCTTTTCCCACCGCATTGTATGGGAATACTCTTTTACCTTTACCTTTTACCTTTACTGTTGGCATAATTAGTTGTTTTTATTTTTGTTTGCGATAAACTTTGCCTTAGGATCTGCCGCTGTTACTTTTGGATTATTATCCAATCCATGTATAACACTTTGCATTCCTAGGTTATTATTCTTCTTACCGTTTCCTTTTCTAGGTCGGTTGCCTCTTCCCATCTTGCTCATTTCTTCTTTTTAGATTTACTGTGCATAGATTTTAGCATTTTGTCAATCTTTGCAGCCTGACCTTTGTGCATTGCAGATGCCTTCTTTAGCTCTGCTGAAATTGTTTTTAGTTTCTTTGCGTCCATTTTTATTTCTTTTTTGCCCCCTTCGCGTAATTTGGGTCTTTGCAATATTTACTTGCAGCCATATTAGCATATGCTGATGGATAGGTGTCAAAGGTTCTCTTGGCCCAAGCAATTCCTGCAGGACAAATCTTATTGCCTTTTTTCTTTACTCTACCACTCTTAGCCATATTAACTATCTTTGTTACAAATTTAGTAAAATAAAATTTAATGGCTAAGTATAAAACAAGACGTAGAAAAAACTACGATAGAACTGAACCCCCTAGAGATTATATGAAGTATTGGCGAGTCGTGAAGTATTGGACTCGCAATAAGTATGACATTACATTAGGTGAACTAGATATGATGCTCTTTCTTTATAGCGAAGGAATATTTAATAAGGATCAGTTCGATGAGTTCAATAAACTTGTAGGTTGGAATAAGAATAGATTCAAGTCACTACTCTCTAGAGATTGGATTGTCAAGTGGAGAAACCATACGCACAATGAAAAGGCACTATATGAATTGTCGTTCAAAGGTAAACGTATGGTGTCAAATGTTTATGACAAACTCAATGGTAAAGAGTTCTCAGAAAATGTGCCGATGTTTAAATCAAACGCTGGATATAATGATAGAGCCTACCGGGAATATATTATGAAGATTAATGCATCTATTCGACAACAACAACGTCACGCTCCTGAATGATGGTGTATGGATGCTCGTTCAATAGCATCGTGTGACCAGCATGACCATCGTAGTATACTACATCGCCCTCCTTGATTACATTCACCTCGCTACCAGGTGACACTACCTTTGCCTTCTTGTATCGAATCTGCTTCGTGTCAGTAGAGGTCATCAATAACCCTGACTCTGTTTTCATCTCCTCAGTTATCGGATCTATGATTAGGTATTTGTTTATTGCTTTCATGTCAAATTGATTTTTCAAATTTTAATTTTAACTGAGTGGAATGTTTATCAACTCTGGGTCTAGATTTTTTATTCCAGCTCCCACCTCCTGCTTCACCGATAAGTTTCCATCCTGATGCTTTAAGACTGACACCTGACTCAGATTTTAAAATATATGTTATTAGTTTTTTGTATCCTAAGTTTTTTGCAACTCTCCAGCTAGCACTGTACAACATTGAACATGCATTTCTTGTTCCATCAGTACAAAGTCTATTTACTTCTAACGTCCAACCGTTGTCTAGATTTCTAGAGACAGGTCTTCCAACCATAGCTACACCAACAATGTTTTTATCTTTAGCAACTGCAATTTGAAATATGCTTCCAACAGGTGCTTTATGATGGCGGTGATTTTTGTTTATAAAATCTTTAGCTTCTCTTTGCTTTATAGGAACAATGTACAGACTACTCATTTATAATAAGAACATATCTTGTGACCAGATTGGAGTCTTCTCTCCAACATATGCGCCAGACACATTGTAACTAAAATGCTCAAGGGCATCCTCCAGTTCCATGTCCTCCTCAGTAATAAGAATCTCTATGCATTTGCCTACCGAATATATTAGTCGTAGTGAAGGCTCTTCAACACCAATCACAGCATCGTCAAACCCGTCAGCCTTTAAAAATGTCTCTTCCGCATAATGCTCTATTATTCCTTCAAGTACTTTGCTCATTTTATTTTTTTAAGTTTGATTGCTATCTTTCGTATCTCCTTGCCTAGGTCTGCATCGTTGGGATACTTCTCCATCAATGCAATTATCATTGCCTCACTCATTTCGTCTCGTATGATCGGGCCATCGTCACAATGGCATTAGTACTTAGGATTGTGGTGGCAACACTCACCGCATTTTTTAATGCGTTCTTTGTAACCTTCAATGGATCGACAACGCCCATCTTGAACATATCGCCATACTCACCAGTCTTTAAATTGTATCCTGTGTTGGAGTCTTTGTAGATGATATAGCTTATCACCTCGTTGGGGTCTTTGCCAGCGTTCTCTAATATCTGACGTAAGGGTGCTTGATACGCCTCCATTAATATCTCCATCGCCTGAGACTCTGCTCCTGAGAATGTAGGAAGTGCTGAAGCTAAATGTTCGGAACACTCAAATAGTGCCAAGCCTCCCCCGGCAACAATCCCCTCTTCTTGTGCTGATCTAACAGCACACACCGCATCATCGATGCGGTCAAATTTTTCTTTTTGCTCTACGTCAGAGTTACCCCCAACATATATCACACCTATCCCACCATTCAAACAGGCAATACGCTCCTTGATAAATTTCTTCTCGTTGGGAGTAGTGGTGTTGGTGTATTGCACCTCCAACTCTTTTACTCTATCTATCACCGCATCGTCCTTCTCAGATTCCCGGATGATGACAGTTGAGTCTGTACCCACTATCACCTTTGATGCTACACCAAGGTCATCGATGGTCATAAGGCTGAGGTCATCACCCATACCCTCCTGGAAATATTTCCCACCTAGTGCCACCGCCATGTCGCTCATCAGCTCATGAGATTTGTACCCAAACTGTGGTGGCATCACGCTACAAAATTTCAATCCGTTCTTCACCACATTTGCAGCCAAGGTATTGGTGACACCCTGAGAGCAGTTTCCAATGATTAGTAATGCAGCTCGGTTCTCAACGATTGGTTTCAGTATACCTTCAATCTGTAGTATGTTCTCAATGGGATGATCGGTCATCATCACATATACATTCTCCATGATGCACTCGTCCTTCTTTTGATTGTTGACGAATAGGTTTGAACTATACCCCCGGTCTATCTTGATACCATGGGTAACCTCAGAGTATGTCTCCTCAGTCATTGACTTCTCAACAGTAACTATCCCATCAACACCAACCTGAGTATATGCGTCAGTTATCAATTCACCTATCTCCTTGTCATTGTTCGCAGAGATTGTAGCAACGTCTCGCATCTTAGACTTTGTTAACTTTTTACTCATTGTAGTTAATCGCTTGATGGTAGCGTCTGTCCACTTTTGAATGTGACGTATCACCTCAGTCTTGTCATAGTCTCGAAGACTCTCCTCATTTAGACCAAGGGTAGCTATCGCTTCTGCCAACACAATTGCTGTGGTCGTGCCATCACCAGCACTACTCGCTGTACTCTTCGCGGCATCCTTCATTATTCTAACCGCAAGGTTCTCGACAGGATCTAAGAGGTCAATACTCTTGGCAACAGTCACACCGTCCTTGGTAACTGTAACCGAATGGGTATGCTCCGGTGATTCAACTAATACAGTCTGACCCATAGGGCCGAGTGTACTCTTTACTGCTTTTGCGATTTTCTCTATCCCCGCTATCAACTTGCCCCTGGCAACGTCATCGAAGATTAGGTCTTTAGGATTGTAACCTGATGGATTCATATGTATTGGATTTGATTTGGTCAAAGGTAAGAAAAAATGAATAGGATTGAAAGTTAATTTACTTTATGTCGAATGTCGAAAATTATCTCTCTATTATATATATATATATTACTATTATTTAGTGTAAATTTATTTCTTTATAATAGGTTTAAAATCGACATTTTTGTCATGGCTTTGATTATCAATTAGTTAAGTATATATTATTGACATATTATTAACATAGTTATGTCGAAAATCAACATAATAGTATATAGTAATAGAAAAAATATAAAATACTAAACACAAAAAAAGGGAGGACAAACCTCCCTCAAATTATAATCAATGTAAATTCTACTTCCTTTTCGGCATAGATGAGCGCATCATTTCAATCGCTTCACCAACAGCATTACCCTCAGCTATCATTGCAACCTTATCAGCTCTCTTACGCGCCTTCTTAGCACGAGCCATCTCATACAAACCTATCACAGGTTCAGGGCGATCATTAATTAATCTACCGTTCTTTACTTTTAATCCGTCCATGGTTCTTCCCATTTAAAATGGATACTTATAAATAATAAGAACAGTATAAACTCTGAGTAATCATACTCAGTATCCGACAAGTAAATACTGAACCCGACAGCAGGGCCTATACGAAATCTACTCTGTACCTCTAACTCCCATACTGACATAATACAAAGTTAAAAATTTTTTTTAGATGCTATGAGTGATTGGGTTATTATAGGTTGTACGCGCGCGGGCCGCGCTCGGGAAGTGGCTTTGCGCTCGATGGGGGGGTGATGTTTTCGGTGGCGCACATCGGATTTTTTGCCGTTTTTTCTATGGCGCGTAACGGATAGTATACTGCTCACTGCTCTCTGGATGCTCTGCCCCTCTGCT